GCATCAAGTAATTCTTGCAAGCTTGCAATCTTTACTTTAAGAGCTTCTACATAATCAGCACCATTCTCTAAGTCTAGTAAAAGATTATTATCTAATCCTGCAAATGCAGTTGTTTTACCTGTTTTAGGTTTAGAATAGATAACCAATCTCTTTGGATTAACTCTCTCAGCCTTGACTTTCTTAGTTGGAAGTACTATGCTCATTGTTGTTTAATTAAATCATTTAACCAATTCTTTTTACTAACAGGTTGTTTCCACATAATTGCAGCAAAATCTCTGATAGTAATCTCAGCCATACCTTCATCTTCACTTGGAAGATCTAATGACAGTTCTTCTGTCTTATCCTTAAGCTTTGGAATGAATTCATCCTCAAAGTTTGGAAATACAGATAAACTTATTTGCTCTTTAGGAGCTTCAGCTTTTCTCTTCTCATACAGATTGTATGTAATCTCAGAACCATCTGGCATAATAACCATGAGTTCTGATAAGGGGATAGTATATGCAAGATAGTTATCACCGTTTGCATTTGTACCCTCTTTTACATCATACTCTTCTGCAAAGTAAGGATTAGACTTATATCTGAACACAGGCCTATCTGCATAAGCTGGTTCAATACGTTGTTCTCTACCAGATTCATCTCTGATAATGTCAATAAACTCAATAAAGATGTCCTCACCTCTTTTGAGCTCACTTTCAAATAACTGAACCTGTCTACCATACTTGCCCTTCTGAAAAAAGGCAGTCTTTAAGACAAAGAAGGGATCAGAAACTTGTGCTCTTCTAAATCTATCCATGTGATAGTTTAAAGATTCTCTTTCTTTTTCTTTTCTACTCATAATTATAATTTAAGTTTTGTTGACTGCGGAGGTGTTTCTATTTCAACTATTCTCATGCACTGTCTATCTAGCTTAAAGAAGCTTAACCTAGTTGTTCCGTTCCTAGATTTTAAGAAATGAAATGCAAGTAAATCCTCATCATTCACAATAAATCTTTCAGGACCATAGAACCTAATCTTTCTGATAGATGGTTTATTAATACCAAGTACTACATCAGCATGTTGTAATAGAGCATCTGCTCCAAATAAATCAGAATCTAATACATAATTACCATAGTCACCATCTTTAGATCTCTCTGGGTTATCTATATTTCTATTCAACTGACTTAAAACAAGAAATGCCACAGGATAGTGCTTTTTCATATATGTCATGGCTTCACCAAGAGCATATAATACTTCAAACTTATCCCTCTGGCCCTTTCCTACTTTAAGTAAAGCTGAGTGATCAATAGTAACCAGAGCATTTATGTAGTTACCTGCTTCATCTTTGTGCTTCTCCATATAATAATGTATGGTTGCACACATTTCATCCACAGTACATGGATCATATACAACATCTATGATATCAGTACTTTCAGTTTTTTCATAGTACTCCACACATCTCCTGTATAGATCTTTATCTACCGGTTCACCTTTGGACATTAGTGTATTGTAATCAGAACCTGTATTCAGACTTAGCTTTCTGATACCATTAGTCTCATCAAGCATTTCAAACTGGAACTTAAGTACTCTAAACTTATGGTCTTTATTCTCCTCAATAATATCAGAGATTAATTGTTCCATAAACAGAGTCTTACCTGTGCCAGGCCTAGCACCTACAACGGTGATAGTTCTCCATTCCAATCCATCACAGAAGGCATCATTAAATTTGGGCCATGAACTTTTAAGTGACTTTAGCTCACCAGATCTTCTAGCCTTCATTTTAAGAATGGCTTTTCTAAGAGCGTCTCTTTCACTCACAGGCTTCAGAGCCCGGGCACCGTTAAATAAATCTGCCATACATTTGGATTAAGTTGTTAACCTACTCTTTACATCATTATAGATGAGATGGGATAAACCCACTACAAATTCAATTGCTAAGAACTGTAAGAAATTCATCTCTACAAGGAGAGTATGAACCAACAGCCAGGAAACAAGACTTCCTACTAAAGCAATGAAAAATAATTTAAATCTAATCATACTACATTCTCTTTAAAATAGTTTGGTTCTTCATAATCATCTGCCTCAATCATATCACAATAAGTTGCTAGAGTAGAATCCCAGGTTTTATCTGTATTCTGCTTTCTAACAAAGTATTGAGAGTTACGCATGTAGTTGTATCTATCTAGAGAATACTCATCTACATATCTCTCAGTAGCTTTTATCACAGTTTCCCATGAGTAGCTAAAGTTTTCAAAGAACCATCTGAAAGCATTTTCAAGACTCTTAATATTTACTCTTGCATATACACCACTTGGTAACTTACCACTTGGAAATAACTGATTGTAAAGTTTAAGATTGTCCTGAAAGTCCTCTCCCATCAGATTCTTAGATGTTTTCTTCTTAGACTTCTTAAAGAAACTATCAATTTCTTCTATAAATTTAAGGCTATTACCTGACAATTCCAAGGATTCCGTCAGGTAATTACCTGATAATAATTTGGCTACCTCAAGAGATGTATTTACAGTTTTATCAGGTACTATCTTATTATGTATACAGTATAACACATAGAATGCATTAGGACTAATACCAGCTTTTATTAACTTGTTGAATACTTCCTGCATTACCAGATGATTTTATAATTATACAAATGTTGTACAGTATCTCTAACTTCACCAAAGACACCTTTAGAATCCCATTTACTACCATTATAAGCAGCACTTGCAGGATGTGAGACCATAAATTTAGTACAATTTTCCCCACATACATCAGCCCACTCTTGAGATTTTTTACCCATATAGACATAAACTAATCCTGGATGGAAATTCTTTAAGTAGTCAAATACATATGCTACAAATGGAGCCCAGATTTCATAATGCTGACCTATCTTACCAACTTCAGTTGTAAGAGCTGTATTAAGCATAAGTATACCCTGTCGGGTCCATTTTGATAGGTCTAGAGGTCTTTCATACCCGTCCGGGTATAATTTCTCAACTTCATCAAGAATGAATCTTAGTGAAGGTTGTTCTTTTTCAGATTTACTACAACTAAATGCAATACCATCTGCTACACCTAGTGTGGGATATGGGTCTTGTCCTACTATGACTACTTTAAGTTCATCATAAGGACACTGCTCAAAGGCCCTAAAGACATCTTTTAATACAGGAGTAAATCTTTTACCACTGTTTGAAAGATTATATAAGTCAGTAAGAATCTTTTCAAACTCCAAACTAAATATAAAAGGTTTAAGAACTCTGCCCCAACCACTAGGTTTAAGTTTATTAAATATTTTTTGTTTATAATCATCAACGTCTAGTATATTAGTCATAATCATGTATATTTGTTAAAAAAGAATAATATAATGGCTAAAGTAACCGTAAAAGAAATAAAAGATGATGCTATTGTTTCAGTAGAAATGAACAAGTCATTCTACTTTATGCTAAAGAGCACTCTCTTTTACTTGTTTAAAAATTCTTCTGAACCAGAAGAAAAGGAAAAAGCTCTTGCTGCACTAATGAAAAAAGAGTATAAAGATATGACACATTGGGAACAATCTTTCTATACACTTACTCTCTTAATTGCAGAAATAGAAAAACAAGCTACAGAGAATAATTTATTCTCAGATGTAGAAGTTGAACTTCCAGATGATTCTACGCAAGGTTAAGATTAAAATCTTTTCCAATCTCTACACAGGACTCTATTGCTAGAGCCAATTCCATTTTACTGCAGTCAGCAAAAGATTTACAAATCTCTGCATCTCCTGCATCATAACAAAGACCAGCATGGGTCTTAATAATTCTTTTCATTTCATCAAAAGTATAGCCAGATTCTTGTGCTAATGTACGTATACATGCATGCACTTTAGCAATCTGAGCTAATGAGGCATTGTCAGAAGTTAAGCCCATAAAGACTTCAACCTGCTGTCCATCAGCCAGTTTATCAATAAAGATCTGAAAATTTAATTTGGATTTATCATCAGGATAAACTAACTTACCTCCGCGTTTAACTAATTTAGTAGTAAACATAAGCTGATTTTTTGTATATTATTAATAGATATGGATAGAATTCCCGGAAATAATAATCAGATAAGTAAAGATACTCAGATAGTATTAGATTACCTAGAAAGATTTCCAGAAGCTCCTTCAAAAACTCTAGCCAGAAAAATATATTCTGAAAATCCCGTTCTTAATTCACTTGAATCTGTCTATGGTAAAGTAAGATACTATAGAGGTCAATATGGCAAAGCACATAGAAAGCATTTACAGGATAAGAGATTCCAACAAGAACTTAAAGTTGATATAAATATGAAAGAAAAATTCCTACCAGAGTCTTATGCAACTAAGCGTGATACTTTTATATTCCCATCAGGTTGCAACTCAGTAGGAGTTATAGGTGACCTTCATATACCATACCAAGATAATGATGCTATAGAAGCAGCATTTGATGAGATGGAAAAACAAAAGATAGAGTCCCTGTTTATCAACGGTGACATGTTAGATTTCTACCAACTTTCTTTCCATGAAAAAGACCCAAGAATGGTTCACTTCAAACAGGAAATAGAAGCAGGTAGACAGTTCTTAGATTACTGCAGATCCAGATTCCCTGGTATTCCAATATACTTTATCCCAGGTAACCATGAGAATAGATTTGAAAGATACCTTAGAGTTAAGGCATCAGAACTATTAGACATGGATGAATTCAGACTAGATGTACTACTACATGTAGCTGAATATGGTGTACAGTATATTCCATTTAGATCTAAAGTTGTCTTTGGTGATTTCCTTATAGAGCATGGAGACAAAATCTCTGGTACAGGTGGTGTAGTACCAGCCCGTACTGCCTTAATGAAACTAAAGACTAATTGTCTTATAAATCACTTTCACAAAACAAGTTCTAGCTCACAGAGAGTATATGGTCCTGATGACTCTACAACTATCCGTGGATATAGCCTTGGTTGCTTATGTGAACTTACTCCAGAATATTTAGAAATAAATGAATGGAATCATGGGTTTGCTATTCTAAAAAGAAATGGTAACTTAGTACAAGTTAACAATTACAAAATAGAAGGTAACCAAATAGTCTGATGTTTCTACCAATTGAATTTAAAGATGAAGATGGCCCATACATTGAGCATCTTAATGTTACTCACATAACAAGAATATCTTTTGTCAATCCCAGAAATCCTGATGCTGGTAGTAAAATACATCTCCGTACAGGAGAAATACTAAAGACTACTATGCCGTTTGATCTGCTATCTAAAGAAATAGATGAAGCTTGGGAATCAGGTTCTATTCTTATTCTATCTGCAATGCTATCTGAGAAAGCTAAACTTATGAAACAAAGTGACCTACAGAACTCAGGAATTGTTGAACCTGATCCACTGTCTGAAGTTTAAATTGATCAGGCCAATCTAGATTATACACATACCAATTTTCACCTTCTACTCTATCATTATCTACTGAAATTAAAGTAAGATTGTTAAATATGTCAAGAGTATAATAATAATAATCATATCCATTTTGACTCTCTAAGTCATTGACTTCTACCTTATTAAAGCCTAAGTCTGTTAATTCATTTTCTGTCATTTGTTAATTGTTAGCTGGTGACATTGTTTTCATAAATACTTCATGGTTAAGAATTTCATGTGGATAATCTTTGGCAATCTTTGTATATGCCTTATTCACTTTACTATACTCACCATGTTCTAAAATTCTTAGATCTCTAAAGCTCTTAATTGATAGAGTAACCATATGCAGGTTTTCTTCATCTGAAGATTCTAACATTGCAATCATATTTTTTATCTCAGTATCATTAATGTAGCCCATTCTCTTTAGCAGTTGTAACTCTGCCATATATACAAAAGGACGGAATGTCCCAACTTTACTACCCTTATGGTACATATACCACAGATAGTTTAAGTTTCTATCTACATTATCTGTCAATTCATAATGTTCTTTTGCAATTTCTGCTGACAATGCCAGCATTTCATCCATTATTTTCTTTTCCATTTTAAAAGATGTATCTGATGGTATTCCAAGGAATGATTCCATCATGTAGTGATTTAAACTGTTTAATGTAGTCAGACTTCCTCTTATGCTCGTACCTAAGATTATTTCCTCCGTACTGGGAAGTCTTAGACTCCTGTATTTTCGGTACATACAAAAATTCTTCACCTGGTAATTTATTTGCTATGTTATACCAATGCTTCTCTTCATTATGAGTTAAAAAGATTACCTCAGCTTTAACTGCATCATGATCCCATCCATCATTTTTTGCAAAACTTGCAATAGTTTTAAACAATGATTCATAATGTCTTAACCAGTTATCATGCACAATTACAGGACTAAAGTTTAAGTGAACTTCATAACCAGCATTTCTAAATTCGTAAACAGCTCTAAGTCTCTCATAAAGTTTACTTGTATTAGGCTCAAGATGTTCCATTAGTTCATAAGGCATTAGACTAAACCTAATTCTAATCTTGCCTTCAGGACCAAAAGTTAATAACTCTTTATTTACATACTTAGTAGCAAATGAACCCATAGCAAGTGGATGATCTCTAAAGAACTTAAAGATTGTTTTCCAGTCATGATACTTAGCATGTAGAGCAAAGTCCTCATTACAACTGATATCATATGTAATATAATCTCCAGTCTGATTTGGTTTCTCTACATCTGCAAAGAATGCATGGGAATTGATTTCTGTCAGGATATCCATAGTATTTGTAGCTACAGATAATCCTTCCGGTTTATGCCTCTTCATATAACAGTAAGTACAGTTATACAAACAGCCATGACCAAAAGAAGGAGCAATGTAATCA